ACACACGGAGGTAAAAGAGAGGGTTCAGGTCGCAAAGGTTTGTCAGATGAAATAAAAGGTTTCACTTTAGCACAACCACACGTACAAGATGCGTTTAGAGTTATTGCAGAAATAATGATAGACGAAACTAAAAGACCAACAGATAGAATAGCAAGTGCAAAGATTCTAATTGAGTACGGTTGTGGCAAACCAAAAGAAACAGTAGATAATACAATAACAATAAACGACATCAATATTAAAGAACTTGTTAAGTTTAAATAAAAAGTATATTCCATTATTTGCAAGTGATTCACGTTACTATGTAATTACGGGAGGTCGTGGTTCGGGTAAATCATTTGGTTTAACCGTATTTTTAGAGCTTCTAACATACGAAGTCGGACACGTTATATTATTTACTAGATATACATTAACATCTGCTCACGTTTCAATTATTCCAGAGTTCATTGAGAAGATTGAGTTAGCTGGATTGCAAAACGATTTCTACATAACAAAGGATGAAATTATAAATATTAAGACGGGTTCAAAGATATTGTTTAGAGGTTTAAAGACTTCTAGTGGAAATCAAACGGCTAACCTTAAATCATTGTCAGGAGTTACAACTTGGGTATTGGATGAAGCAGAGGAGTTAACAGATGAAGATGTATTTGATAAGATTGATTTGTCTATACGTAGCCAAGTAAAACAAAATAGAGTTATATTAGTCTTAAATCCTGCAACGAAAGAACATTTTATTTATCAAAAGTTCTTTGAAGCAAAAGGAATTGACGCTGGAAGCAATATTGAAAAAGGCGACACAACGTTTATTCATACAACTTATGAGGATAATATCGAAAACCTTTCTGAAAGTTTCTTAAATCAAATAAAAGACGTAAAGAAACGTAGACCTGAAAAGTATAAGCATACTATTTTGGGAGGTTGGTTAGATAAAGCGGAGGGTGTAATCTTTAACAATTGGAAAGTAGGCGAATTTATAGAAGTTAGTCCGAGTATATTCGGTCAGGATTTTGGATTTAGTAATGACCCGACAACTTTAATCGAAACATCTATTGATAGTGCAAATAAAATTATATATGTAAAACTACATATTTATCAAACACACTTAACTACTTCACAAGTTTATGAACTTAACAAAACATTTGCTAACGATTCATTGATAATTGCTGATTGTGCAGAGCCTAGATTAATAAACGAGTTACAAGATAGGGGACTTAATATTGAACCTGCCGTTAAAGGTGCTGATTCAGTTCGATTCGGTATTGCATTAATTCAGGATTATGATTTAGTAATAGATGAAAGTAGTATAGACTTAATTAAAGAGTTAAATAACTATTGTTGGTTAGAGAAAAAGAGTGAAACACCTATCGACAAATATAATCATGCATTAGATGCTTTACGTTATGCGGTAACTTATCAAATAAACGAAAACCAAAATAGTCTGCCTTTTATACGATAATACAAATAATAAAATTAAACGTTTAAATAATATGAAATTAGAGTTAATTATACCCGAAAGTTTGAATGAAGTTCCTTTGTTACACTATCAACAATTTGTAGATGATGTGAAAGGAAGTGAAGACGAAGATTATATCGGTCAAAGATTAGTCGAAAGGTTTTGTGGCATTGAATTAAAAGAGATAGTTAAGATTAAACAAAAGGATATACTAAACCTTACAAATCATTTTAACACTTTATTCAAAGCAAAGAATACATTTAAAACCAGGTTTAAGATACAAGGAGTTGAGTTTGGTTTTATTACCGATTTAGAGAACATTACAAGTGGAGAGTATATCGATTTAGAGAAGTATCTTCAAGACGTTAACACGTTACATAAAGCAATGGCAGTAATGTACAGACCAATCGTTAAAGAGAAAGGCGATAAATACGAAATAGAACCTTATCAAAGTGCTTTAAACTATGCAGAGGTTATGCAATATGCACCACTATCAATTGTACTTGCTGCACAGGTTTTTTTTTGGAGTTTAGGTCAACAATTGTTGAAAGCTATTCCTACCTTTTTGGAGACGGAAATGAAGAAGATGACCAAGAAGCAGCAGGAGACTTTAGTGGAGCAACTCAATTTGCAAAACAGTGGGGATGGTATACAAGTATATATGAACTCGCTCAAGGGGATGTTAGAAGATTCGATGAAGTTACAAAACTATCCATTCATCAATGTTTAACGTGGTTAACTTATAAGAAACAAAGACAAGAAATATTTAAGGAATGAAAGGACACTTACAAATAATAGATGCAATTCGTACACAGTTAGAAGCTGATGAATTTGTTAACACAGTAACAGAGGGAAGTTTATTCGATATCGATTTGGCGAAAGTAACAATGTTTCCTTTATCGCATATTATAGTTAATTCATTTCAATTTGTTGACAATGTAATTAAATGTAACCTTTCTATTTTAGCGATGGATGTTGTTGACTTATCGAAAGCAGAAGTAACGGATGATTTTAAAGGTAATGATAATAAGCAATATGTAATTAATACGGCTTTACTTACTTTAAATAGATTGTACCAACAATTAAGACACGGTAGTTTAGTAGATAGCGGTTACATTGTTGAGGGTAGTCCAAGCGTTGAACCATTTGAGGAAAGGTTTGAAAATTATATAGCAGGTTGCACAATGACATTAGACGTTTCATTTTTTCCTGACATGACTGTATGTTAAACGATGCTATTCAAAAGGAGTTAAAACGATTTACAGACTACGTAGTTAAAGAGGCACGTACAAACTTAACACGTCTAAAAAAGAATAGCACAAAGACTTTATATGATAGCTTAAAAGGGAATGTAAAAGTTTCTACAAACTCTTTTGAGATGTCTATTGAAATGGAAGAGTACGGACATTATCAGGACCAAGGTGTTAATGGTGTTGGTCCTGCTGGTAAAGATAAAAACGGTAATCCAAAACAAGTTGTTAAGAACGGGAAATATAAATTCGGTACGGGTTCAGGTCCAAAGGGTGGCTTAACGAAAGGTATTGATACGTGGATGATACGAAAAGGAATTGCACCAAGAGATAAAGACGGAAAGTTTATTAGTAGAAAGTCTTTAAGATTCTTAATTGCAAGGTCAGTATTTAGGCACGGAATTAAACCGAGTCTATTTTTAACTAAACCATTTGAAGCAGCATTTAAAACATTACCTGACGAATTAGTTGAGAAGTTCGGTTTAGAAGTTTTAGACTTATTTAAATATACAATACAAAATCCAAAGAAATGAGTAATAGAATATTTGCAAGGTCGCCTTTCATTATTGAGGTTAACGAAGCATTACAAACGAGTAGTAAAATAGAGGTATTTTTGTGGAATTCGGGAAGTGTTCCAAGTTCGCCACAATATACACTTTCTAAAGCTATACCAAGTACAACGAATTTACAAACGTTATACAATGTAAGTCCTTTAATTCGTGAGTACATTAAGTTTATTAATCCGTCTTTAAACTATAATTCGGTTGGTACTGCTTTGTTTAACCAATCTTATTGCAACGTTCAAATTAAACGATATAAGAACACAAGTACTTTATTAGACACAACAACTTATTATGGGTTTGACGGTTATTCAGAATACGTGCAAGGTTATAACTACGATAGAGGTCAATACTTATTAGATGAGGGTACTTATTACTATTACTATAATTCAGCTTCGACATATGACGTTACTAAAGCTGGGGATATTACTTTAGAGGTTACAAATGGTTGGAAAGCAAAGTTTACTAATCTAGTAAGTGGAGCAACTACAACGGGAACATTCAACTCTAGTGGATTGAAAACAGTTCATAGAGTTAGTGGAACATATTGGGCTGACGGTAACAAGTTAGAGATTACAGACGCTTCAAACAATGTATTAAGAACATACTATTTTAAACCGATTGAAGAGTGCAAGTATACACCTTTACCGATTGACTTTATTAATAAGTTTGGAGCATGGCAAAGAGAATGGTTTTTTAAAGCGAGTTATGATAATATCGAAATTCAAAACACTGAATATAATTTAATGCCTAATGTTTTGCCTAGTTATTCATATAGAGAGGGACAAACAAAAACATTTAACACGAACGCAAAAGAAAATATAAGAGTTAATACAGGGTGGGTAAATGAAAACTTTAAAGCAACTATTCAAGAGATAATGTTGAGTGAAAAGATATTATTAAATGACTTACCTGTAAGATGTAGAACTAAAAACATTGAGAAGTTTAAATCTATTAATTCAAAAACTATCAATTATACTTTAGAATTTGATTACAACTACAACACTTTAAACAACGTATTATAATGAGAAAGGTCGACTTATATATTGAAGCGGTTGAGAATAGTGGAAACTACTCTAAAATAGAATTGTTTAATAATGA